ACGGCCCGCAGAACGGCCCACAGAGGATTTTACGGAGTATTACGAAGCCTGCAAAGCGAACCTTGACGGGGAGGCCGGGGCCGCTGCCGTGGAATATCTGAAGCAGCGGGGCGTGATCGGCCCGGCAATGTATCACGGGGCAGGGTATGACCCGCAGGAGCGGCGCATAGTGATACCGTGCAGCAGCGGCTTTTATGTGGCCCGCAGCATAGACCCTGACAACCCGATAAGATACAAGAACCCAAAGGGCGCAGCCATTACCCTGTTTAATGATGCGGCCTTGTATGCGCAGGATGTGCAGGAAGTCTTTATAACGGAGGGGGCCTTTGATGCTCTGTCCATCATAGAGGCGGGAGCGCAGGCCGTGGCCCTCAACAGCACCAGCAACGCACGGCGGCTTATAGAGATGCTGGAACAGCACCCCACAAAGGCAACCTTGATTCTATGCCTTGACAATGACCAAGCAGGCGCACGGGCGGCAGAAACCTTGCAGGAGGGCTTGCAGCGTTTGAGGATTCCTTATTTATCGGCAGGCATAGCCGGGGACAGCAAAGACCCGAACGAAGCCTTAACAAAAGACCGTGGGGGATTCTATGAGGCCGTGCAGGACGCACGGGAAGAGGCGCAGGCCGTAAGAGATCGGCAGAGGGAAGAGGCGCAGCGGGAGCAGCAGGAACGGCAGCAGCGCACCGGGGCGGGCATGGTAGATGCCTTTTTGCAGAGTGTGCGGAGTGAGAAGTACAAGCCGATTCCGACAGGGATAACGGACATAGACCGGGCCATTGGCGGCGGCTTTATTCGGCAGCAGCTTGTCTTATTGGGAGCGGCACCCGGCGCAGGGAAAACGGCCCTTGCGCAATGGATATTTGAGGGGATGGCAAAAGCCGGCAATTCCTGCCTGTATCTCAATTTGGAAATGAGCCGGGAGCAGATGCTTGCCCGCTCAATATCACGGATCGCAGCGCAGGCCGGGGACATCATAAGAGTCACGGACATACTGCAAGGGTACAAGTGGACGCTGGAACAGGAAGAGGCCGTAACCATTGCAGCGGAGAAATATCGCAGGGAGATTGCGCCGCAGATGATTTACAACCCGGAGGGCGTGACCTCAAACCTTGACAGCATTCTGGAATACATAGAGGCAGAGGCGCAGCAGGCCGAAGCAGCAGGGATGCAGGCCCCGCTTGTGGTGCTGGACTACTTGCAGATCGTGACCGGCACGGATCGGGAGGACGATACCACCGTCATAAAGCGGGCCGTGGGATGCCTCAAGAAATACGCCATGCAGCACAACACCGTTGTGTTTCTGATAATAGCCCACAACCGGGAGGCCAACAAGAGCGGCACCGTGACAATGGAGAGCGGCAGAGATACCAGCGCATTGGAGTATAGCGCAGACCTGCAATTCGGCCTTGCCTTTACCCGCTGCCTTGACCGGAACGGGGAAAAGGGGAAAGCGAAAGAGGCCCTGACCCCCAAAGAGATGCAGGAAGTCACATTGAAAGTCACAAAGGGAAGATTTGCCCGGCCCGGCGTAGAGGTGGACTTACACTTTAACGGCGAAACCATGACATACACGCAGCTTGCCACAGAGTTTCAAGAGATAGAGGCACCGGCAACCGTACACAGAAGAGGCCGCAGGGGATAGACCAGGCACCCCCTCAAACCTCAGAAAAGCCCCGTAAACAGGGGCTTTTTCTTATCCTCTTTCCTTTACTTTTCCGCTCGTTTTTGGTATAATATGTGCAGGAAGTCTATAGGCATTTGTGATGCACAAGAGGTGCGGAAAGAGAGGTTTTTCTTATGACTGAAAAGGCAGCAGCGGCCCGGAGAGCATACAAGCGGCAATGGGCCAAAGAGAACCCGGACAAGGTGCGGGAGCAGCAGGCCCGCTATTGGGCCAAGAAAGCGGAGCAGGCAGAGCAGGCCCCGGAAGAGGACAGGCAGCAATGAGCAGAGGCGCAGCGAAGAAAGGCGCAGCCGGGGAGAGGGAACTTGTCACCGTGCTGCAAGGGTATGGATTCGACACGGAGCGGGGCGGCGTGAGTTATGGCACCGTTCCTGACTTGAGCGGCTTACCCGGCATTCATGTGGAATGCAAGCGGCAGGAGAAGCTGAACATCACGGAGGCCATGCAGCAGGCCGTAAGAGATGCGGAACGATTCGGGGACGGATTGCCTGCCGTGTTCCACAGGCGCAACCGGCAACCGTGGCTTGTCACTATGCAGCTTTCAGATTGGATGCAGCTTTACAAGAGCAGAGGATGAACACAGGAGGGCGCAGCGGAATGATACAGGAAATGCTTTCAGAGGGCGCAGAGAATGCCCGCACAGGGAAAGAACTCTGCCGGGAACTGAACATCAAGCACAGGGAACTGACAAAGGCTATAGAGAGGGAGAGGCGGGCAGGCGCACCAATATGCGCAGCCACGGGCAAGAGGCCCGGCTACTTCTTAGCGGCGAACCAAGCGGAGATGCAGAAGTTTTGCCGCAGCCTCTTTTACCGGGCCGGGGAAATCCATAAGACCCGGAAAGCCTGCCTTGATACCATAGAATCATTACCACCGGGGGAGGCGTTTACAGATGGCGAAAAAGGCCGTATCTGATGAAGAGATCATAGCAGCCATATTGCAGCACGGAACCTTGAGAGAGGCAGCGGAGGCCGCAGGGATTGCGCCCCGCACAATCTATGACCGCATGGAAGACCGGGAATTCCGGGCCTTATACATGGCGGCGAAGAATGACATAATCCGGGGGGCCGTGTTCTCCATCAATCAGAAGCTTTCACAGGCGATTGACACCGTAGCGGAAATCATGGCCGATAAAGAGAACAACCCCGCCACCAGATTGCAGGCAGCGCAGACCATCATAAACAATGCGGGAAAGTTTGCGGAGCGGCTGACCCGTGACGAGTACAACAGCAGGGCAGAGAGCAAAGGCCCCTTTGATTTTGAGTGGTGAAAGCCCTGCATGATCGTTTCTGCCATACAAGAGCATGGCGGCGTTTGATGCGGATATACTGCCACGAATACGGATTGCAGCCCGTCAATGATATTGTGCGGGACACGTTCCGGGAGATTCTGGCGCAGTATTCCGAAAACCAGATACGGGCCTTTGCCTCTTATCTGCTGCAATGCGAAGACACGACAGCAGCGGAGCGGCGGGAACTGACCCGGCTATTATTTGAAGAATGAACAGGAGGCGCAGCAGCATGATTGATTTCACCGTGGAAAAGGTTATAGCAGAGATCAGCAGCACAGCCATAAGCGCAAAGCGGCTGACCCTGACAAGCTGGAACGGCAGACCGGCAAAGCTTGACCTCAGAACGTGGCACACGGACGGGGCGCAGGACAAGCCCGGCAAGGGAATGACCCTTGATGCAGAAGAGGCAGAGAAGCTTTCCGAAGCATTGAGCGGCTTTCTTTCCTAAAGGAACGCAGAACAGAGAGAGGCACCCGGCAGCGGGGAGCCTCTTTTCTTTTGCTAACAAATGCTAACATCTCGCAGGCCGTGAGCGGATGCACAAGAAGTGCGGATAACCATTGACAACGGCAGCGGAGAGGCGTATATTGTAAGGAAGAGGAAAAGGACACCCGGAAAGATGCCCGCAGGAGCGAATAGAGAGAACCGGAACGGGGAAAACATCACACGGGACGCAGCCATTGGCACCAGCAGGCAATCCTGCTGCCGGGGCCGTTCCTCTTACCGGCAACAGACCCCCGCAGCCATTGACGGGGAAAACCCGCAGCCAGATGCCCGGAGGGGCCTGAAGTGCGCGTAATATCTATTATGCGAACCAAAACCGGCAGATTTTTTGACACTTTGCCGAAAGTGTATAAGAGAAACAGGAAAAGACAGAGAAAAAGGAAAAGTCCGTATCCCACGGACACCAAGAAGCACAAGAAGTGCGATTATCCACGGACACGAAAACCGGCGCATGATGCGCAGGAATTCACAGCCTTTACCCGGCGCAAGCCGGTAAAGATAGAAAGAGGCTGCACCCCCAAAGCCGCCAAGCACAGGAGGGCGCAGCCAAAACCACCACCACGGGCGGCAATGGTATTATACCATTGTCCGTACCAGAACACAAGAAAGGACGGACACACTATGCAAAACACGAACCAGCGCAGCACCCTGACCCCGGAGGATCGGCAATTCCTGTACCTTGTCCACAACCAGAGGGAGCAGCTTGAGGGGCGGCTTGAGTCTCTCGGCCTGCTGGAATCATTCAAGGCAGCGGAGAGAGAAGCGGAGGCAGACCCGGAGACTTTCGGCTGGATCAAGGTTATTGTGGGAACCTTTTTGGATTTCCTGCAAGAGCAGCCTTGCAGCGTGATGGCAGACCCGGACGCACAGCTTGTGGCAAAAGCCCTGCATGAACTCATGCCCGGCCTGCCGATTGGCAGCAAGCTGGAACTCTATGCGGCAATCTATGCAGAGGGATTCTCACGGGGAATGCTGGTAACGGCAGACCCGGCAGAGGGGAGGGCGTAAGAATGGAAAGATACGCCACAGTACCGGCAAGGCTTTGCAGAGGCATGGACGGCTACCCGGAAACCGCAAAGCGGAGGGAGTCGGCGGCAAAGCTGGCAGAGAAAACGGCCCACAATGGCACAATGGCAGACGTAGACACGGCAGCAGTTATCTATAACACCGTGCGGGAGAAATACCCGGAGGAAATCTTGGAATTCCTTTTAGCGGCAGTATTCGCCGCAGGCATTGAGCGGGGCCGGGAACGGGAGAAAGACAGGCAGCGCAGAGAACGGCGCAAGGCTGCTGCGGGGATCAGCTGACGCAGCCGCTGCACCGGAACGGGAGCAGGCCGGGGATCTGAAGACCTGGTCTTGCACCCGATAAAGAGCAGGCCCGGACAGGATCAGCGGCAGCATTGCACCAAATCAGAAGCAAACAGGCGAAAAAACGCCCGCAGGAGCGAATAGCAGCAGGCCGATTGATGAAAGTATCATAGACCGTGCAGCCATTGGCACCAGCAGGCACCGGAACGGGGGCGGGGAGGCAAGGCCCCGCCCTCACCCGGCGCAGATCGGAGAGGGGGCGCAGAGCAGAACGGCATAAGAAGTGCGGGAACCCAAATAAAGGACAGGAGGCGCAGGAACCTTGAAAGCAATCATTGCAGCAGCCGTCATAAAAGGCGGCACCGGAAAGACCACCACTTGCGCGGCATTGGCGCAGGCCGCTGCCGCAGACGGGGAGAGAGTCCTTGCAATAGACCTTGACCCGCAGGCGAACATGACCGCTATTCTATCGGCAGACCAGAACCGGCCCGGAGCGTACCAGCTTTTGCACGGCGCACCGGCAGCAGGCGTGACGCAGCGCACCCCACAGGGGATTGATGTTATAGCAGCAAGCCCGGACTTGGCAACGGAGAGAACCTCACCGGCAAGCGCAAAGAGGCTGCAAGCCGCATTGGAACCGATAAGAGGGGACTATGATTGGATATTCATTGATACCCCGCCCACAATGGGAGAACTGACCTATAACGCATTGCAGGCCGCAACGGGCCTTATCATTCCGCTTGAGACTGACAGCAACAGCTTGCAGGGCCTCTATCAGATAACCGATATTGCGCACCAGATGCAGCAGCGCAGCAACCCGGCCTTGCAGATCATGGGCGTGGTGCTGACCCGCTTCGATGCCCGGCCCAAGATAAACCGATACTTGCAGGAAGTCATAGCGGAAAAGGGGCAGGAGATCGGCGCACCCTTTATGGGCGTGATTCGGCCCGGCGTGGCAATCAGAGAGGCGCAGGCAATGCAGGAATCTTTATATGAGTATGCACCCGGCAGCAAACCGGCGCAGGATTACAGAACTCTTTATAACAAGATACAGGAGGGCTAAAACATGGCACCACGGAAAAAGGATTTCTCCGCAATGCAGACCGGCAGCAGAGTATTCAGCGCAATAGAACAGGCCACCACCACAAAGGGGCAGCAGGGGACAGTAAGCCCGGCAGAGGCCGAAGCCAGAGCGGAGGCTTTGCAGACGCAGGGCCGCAAGGGATGCAAGGCCATAAGAATAAACATGGCGTTTACACCGTCAAACCATGACTTTATAAAGGTGATGGCAAAGGCAACCGGCAGAACCATGACGGAGTTTACAAACCTTGTAGTAGCTGCCTATCAGAGAGAACACCCGGAAATCATGGCGCAGGCGCAATCATTCCTTGATACCGTCAACAGCGGGGCCTTTTCTTCTCTATTGGGAGATGATGAGTAAATGCTTACACCAGCAGAACAGGCAAGGGCGCAGGAGATAGCAGACAGAGTGCGGGAGCGGATCAACAGCGGGGAGCAGAACCTTGTGAACAGCCTGCAACACTTGGAGAGAATGGAAAACGAATACATACAGTCTGCACAAGAAGTGCAGGCAACCATAACAGAGGAACCCCCGGCACCGTTAGAGGGGCAAGAGGCCCTGCCCGGCTTTGAGCCGCAGGAACCGGAACCCCTCACGGCAGACACCGTGCTATACAACACCGGCAGAGTCTCTTTCAAGGTGGACTATATGAAAAGCCCGGAGGATGCGCTTATAGCGTGGGAGGCCCCCTCTGATACCCTCAAGCGTTATCTCAAGAACCACTTTGAACATCTGGTACAGATAACTGCCGTAGAGATCGGCGCAGACCCGGCAGAGATAGCAGATAAGAACCGGCGCACCCCGGAGCAGCAGCGCAAGCTGACGGAGATCGGCGCACGGGAGGCAATGGCCCGGATAGAATTCTTCTTTACCAGCAAGTATTACCATGCCCTGCAAGTGCTTGACCAAGAAGTCGGGGACTTTGTGGACGGCTACCCGCAACCAGCAACGGAGTTTGAAAAGCAGCCACCAGAGCAGGCAACCTTTATTCCTCTAAAGGTGCAGGCAGCGTTATACTTCTTTGCAATCCATGAGGATATTTCCCCGATAGATGGCGGCAGGCTGACGGAGGAAGAGCAGGAAGAATTGAGAGCAGCCTTTTACAAACTGGACGCATTCTTTGCGCAGTATGAAGAACTCCAAGGGCGGCGGCTGACGGAAGAGGATTTGCCGAAAGCATACCGGCTATTCGTTGAACAGGAATACCCAAGACCGCACAGCAAGTTTGCGCAGGCAGAACACGGCGGGGCCGTTATGACTATAGGCGGGCGGCTATTCGTACCATCTGACCCGGAATACCAGAATGCCTTTATAACCAGCGTGAAATCAAACGCAGGCTTTTACCGCAGGGATGTGGAGAAAGGCACCCGGCAGCTTGCCACGGACATAAACCCCACGTTTATGCAGGCATTGGCAAAGGCCGTTCTTATGGACATATACAACGGCAAAGAGGGAGACACCAGCGTTTATTTCCCTGCCTTTGCCCGTGAGATCGGCTATGAGATGAACCGCTATGCAGACGGGACGGAGGCCCTGACAAGAGCGGATGCACGGGAGCGTTTCATCAATCAGAAGCTTGCAGAGTGGGACAGCATTTGGGGAGTGCTGCCACGCAGCCGCACGGAATACAAGCTGATGGCCCTGCACACTTACAACCCGGACACGGAGGTTTTCACGTTCCAAAGCCCGTACATCAATCAGCTATTGAGCGGCCTGATAGAGAAAGAAGAGTCAAAGCTTGGCGGCGGGGATCGTTTCTTTATATGGCAGAGTGAACTGCTACACGCAGACGCAGCCAGCGACCGCAACCCTGCTGCCGTGGAAATGGCCACCCGGCTATTGCAGGGAGTGCAGCAGCGGGGCATGAAACCAGATGCCAAGCTGAAGCAGCACCGGGGCCGGGCCTTTACGGATGAAAAGCTGGTCACGTTCTCCATCACTTGCGCAGGGCTTGTGCAGGATTGCCCGCAGATACGAGAGAAGCTGAAGCAGCAGCCAGATGCCAACCGGAAAACAAAGCTGCTGAAGAGGGCGTTTCCCGCAATGTACAAAATCCTCTCCACGAAATCCGACCTTTTCCAATACTATAAAGACCTGACCATAACAGAAGTCATTCCCACGGCAAAGAGCATGAGCGCAGTTATCACCATATCCCACCACGGCGGGAACCCGGAATACAAGAGGCCGTTCCTGCCGATAAAAGAAGAGGCCCCGGAAGAGGCGCAGCCACGGGAGACAGAATAAAAGAATCATTGGTGGAAGCGTCCTTTTCATTGGTGGAAGCGTCCTTTTCATTGGTGGAAGCGTCCTTTTCATTGGTGGAAGCGTCCTTTTTTGAGGGGGCAAAAGTGCGATTTTGATAACTTTTTGTTGCTGAATTGCAGGGAAAAGAGCGGAAAAGAAAGAAAACGGGAACAAAAACCCGAAAGTAGTCAACCCCCTAATTATATAATAATATAATTATATAATCAGCGGCCTCGCCCCGCTTGATGCGGGCGGGCCTTGCTCTTATAATCATAAGAGCGGGG